TCATGCTGTACGCTTACCTTTAAGGAGGGGCCACATCTTGCGGTTCTGATCCAGCGTGCGAGTCATCTCTTTGATGTCGAGAATCAGTGGTCGCTTCTGGTCAACCGGTAACGTGCGGATGAAGTTGATAGCGTTCTGCTTAACGCTTTCGTTAATGAGGTGGAATTGTTGCTTCACGCTTCACCTCCTGAGAGATAAAACGCAGAATGCAGAAAATCGCAGGTGCATTTCTGCATCTGAGACTGGTAGAAAGGTGTTCTGATTGTCGTTTGCACTTTGAGTCCCCTCAAAGCGCAGAAGTCACCGGAGTTGTTCAGGCTCCGATGACATGATTATGGCGGGTTGATAATGGAAAATCAATTCATCTACAAGGAACCGGCGTTGGGCACTCCCTAATAACAACTAACTGCAATTCTTCCTGAGTAGGTATAACGTCAGCAGCCACATTATATCTCTTTCCATTGCATTCCATTAAATGTACATTTAAATGGTAAAAACGTAATTCAGCTCCTGGAGGCGTCTCATCTCCAGCCCTCATCAATACAGGTTTTGAAACAACTCTAACTACCTCTAGGTTATCTTCAAACTGCCTTACGTCTCCGGCATAACCATGCCCAAAAACTATGTAATCTTGCATGTCATTCACCTCATTAAAGTTATGGAAGATAATATCCCTAATGTAACTTTCGGATTCAAAAATTTTTTTACAATTTGAGATGGCTGACGAATTTGTGTCTCAAGTCTTTCCGTTCTGCTGTAGGTTGAGGAATCTACATCATACCGGGTGCGGCTCCTTCCCTGCACCGCTTCAATTCACATAGTGCGCTCAGTATCTGTCCAAACTCTTCAGCTTCCTGTGCTGAACCTAATTCAGACATCACTTCTGAATGAGCCTGCGCTTTTTCGATGAGAACATTTAGTTCTTCATCGGTGAGAGTCTTTGACATGCTAATTTTCTCTTAAAAGATGAGCCGCTAAACACGCACAGTATCAAAATGCTCAGCATAGAGAGTTACTTCTTCGTATTCTGCTCGGCCATCTCGATGTAGCGCGGATCGGAAGCGCGCGGAAGTTGTACGCTCTGTTCGCGGTAGTAGCGAACTCGCTCCATGAAATACTCCCGGAGGTGCTCCGGCTGCTCTCTGGCAACCTGCTCAGCTATCACCGGCATGTTCAGGCGCTCTTTGTAGGCGACGCCGGAGGCCGCGAGGTCGACGTTGACCTTGTCCTGCTCTTCTTTCGATTTTGCTGCGATGTTGAAATCACTCATCCAATGCCCACTCCTTTAGCTTGGTACCTGATGGGAGTCTTTGCGGATGCAAAGGGTCCTTGCCTGATTTTGTTTTCCCAAAGCAAAGGACTGGCTTCCCAGAAGACAGTAGTAAGTTCATGCAATTATCCAGGAGATGTCTATTACCCGCCCTCAGCTTCGCTCTACTCCCCCAGCACGGAACTAAAATATCGGCCTCGCTAATAATCTGCTGGAAGTGGAAATCGTGCTCATTTCCCCTTAGGGGAATATCTGTTCTCAATCCATTGATATCTGTTGAAACAAGAGAAAACACATTAGCAACTATGACCTTGCCTGCTCCATTTTCCTTCGCAAATTCCAACATCCGGTTAACGGTTCTGTCGTTATCTACATCATTTGCTATTGATGGGTTTATACCAATGAACGCTACCGTCTTGAGCGAGACTCCAATTTTCCGATCAAGGCGGTATCGATACTTACCGCATTCGCTGAAATTCGCTGACATAATAAAATCCCCTCGGGTTATGGAGGGGATTATACATCACTGAGCCGCTTTGCGTTCTGCTGCGGACTTAGCCATGCGATATAACCTTTCCATTTTCAATAACAACCTCAACAGATGCATCTTTCCCGTTGGCGAGGTCGATACCAATCACCTCCTGCTGCGGTGCTGCTGGCAGTGACAGCCAGTGGGTGACATCTCCAGGTACAGAATAGTAATCGTGTTGTGTTTGCCAGGTGTCGCCATCCCACCACCCTTGGCCTACGTCATGACCATTTGAGATATGCACATCCGTCATTCCTTCTGGCATTCGCTCACTGCAAGCCACCCAACCATCCGGAATTACCGGAGAGTTGCCAGCCCCAATCCGCTTATTAAGTTCAAGTGCTACCCTGGCAATAGCCGATGTTGTTGGTGAGTGCATGTGGGGATTACTTGCCACACACTCAAGCCAAGTCACATCGTTAAAGCGGTCGAAGTCGAAATCATCCGGCAACTTGTTAGCCGTCGTTACAGGTTCAAATTGTTTGGTATCCTCACTGGTGAGGGTACCATCCTGACTGCATGCACAGCGTGTGATACCCATTTCACCGATAATCCATCCTTCATCGCCGCATCGTTCGCAGTTATTTATCCCCTCGATAGCCATAATGCGCTCATCGTCGGTTGGCTCGCCGTCGTCGCTGGACTGAGCCTGGAGCATGGCGGTGCGGCAACGTTGCCATGCGTACCAGTAAGATTCCCGCCAGGCGATGTTATCCGCCTCTGACGCCTCAGGAGACAGGTCAAAAGAGCAATCAGAAGCAAACCAGGCATCAAATAGCGCTCTTAATTTTTCATCATCCATCACTACCGTCGCTGGCTGCGCGTGGCGATAGAGCTTGTCACCAATCCTTAACGCCCCTTCGTACAGCTCATGCACAGCTTTCCTGGCTGGCCCCTCACCAACAAGCTGCGCCGCAGTAACGTAATCACTCGGTTCAACAACCGCCACCGGCTCGCTGTCCATTGCGGACAGCGCCATGCTGGCCAGTTCGCGAATCTCATCCCCACCAATATCTTCGATGTCATCACGGCATGAAATCTGTGAGAGCCATTCCAGGCGCTCTCTAGTTATGGTTGATTTGGTCATTGGTCGTCCTCCACTTCAACGCCCTCATTTAGCGTGATGCCGTGCCAGTCATCAGCCCAGCTTGTAAATCCTGGAGCATCAATGCTTGGCATATAGACGCTTGCGGTGTGATGTCCGGTATCGTTATCAATAGTGGCGACGTGCTCACCGTTATAGCCACTCAGTGTGTCCAGAACGCTATAGAACTTGCCTCCCGCAGCCCTGAAGTCCCTCACTGCCCGTTCTAGTCGTTTCCAGGCTCGCTGTTGCTCTGGAGTAAGATCGATTAATTCCTGAAGTGTAGCCATCTACTCAGCCTCCCACTTGATGCCCTGCTCGGTTAGCGCCTCAGCACAGGCATCAATAGCATTGTTCCAGCAATCGTCTTCGTCTCGGTCCCAGCCAATGTTTTTCTTCGGAAGCTTCACGGTGGCGGTGCGGGACTCCAATGACGACAAAAGCGCTTTAATTTCTCCTTGCTGAAATGCAATCGTCTCCTGCGCCTTCTCCAGCGCCTCTTCTTGATCGGTGATGATTTTTGATTTCTCGTCTGACAAGGCCAGCCACCTAATCTCCCGATCTCGATATTTCTCCAGTTTATCTACCAACGATAACGCGATTTTTCGCAGATGGTCTTTACTTCCAATTGCCTGATTTGAAAGCTCAGCGCGCAGTTGAGCCAGCTCTTGCTGCGCCAGTTCGGTGATATCAGTCATGCTTTGCCTCCTTTGGCGACCAGGCGAATGCGGGGGCGATGATCTCTTCCATGCAGGTTCCGCGATCGTTGTATTGTTCGAGCATTTCAAGAACGTCAGTGTCAGCCTGCGTATCTCCGTAGCTCCCAACAATGCAGAGTAATTCGACGGGAGCACCGAGGTTTTGCAGAGCAATCGTCAACTGCTTTGCTAATGCCATTTTCATTGCTTCGTTGCTCATTTGTCGGCCCCCTCGCGCAGCGGCTCATCAAACTCAAACACAGTGATTGAACCCTCTTCCGGGTAATTTGCATTCGCAATATTCAGGCCGAATTTCACCTCACCATCGTTGCTAAGCTCACCAACCCACAGAATGCCGTCCTCATAATCGCCATAGCCTTTTTTGTCGCCATTACCGCACTGCATGCAGATTGCTTGAATATCTTCGTCTGAGAGATACATCTGCTCAGGCACCAACTTAAAGCCTTCAGGAATAGCGCTGGCCTTAATCCCGGACACGATGCGATCGGTGGCGGTGGTACCATCTAGCACGTAACAAACGTCATCAGTGGAGCTAGATATCTCCAGGCTACAAGACGGACAAACGACAAACCCGCAGCGGTGCTGGTATATTGCTTGTTTCATTGCCAAGTTCTCCCCTACCATCTGCTTCACCCAGTCCTGCAGGTCTACGCCAGCCGGGCAGCCTGAAAGCTCCCGGCATTTCTCGATAGTTAACAGTGCTGCTGTGAGTTCGTTATTCATGCCATCACCTCACCTTCAAGTAATGCGATGATTTCATCAGGAGTCTCTTTAACGTCGATGCGCTCGCCAGAGGACATTTTCACAGTTGTAATTCCATGCGGAGTCATGCTCACGATATGCGTAGCAGCGACAAATACCGGTTCGTAAACTGTTTCTGGTTCCCAGCCATATTTGCCCTGGCGCTCTACCGTTCCCCTTTGGCTTAATTTGATAAATTTCATTTCCTCACTCCCGCCAGGCACTGGTTAAAAAGATTTGTCATTGGATTTACGCCGCCAGGACGCTGGCGATACTGAACCGATGGATCGCTTTCGGTGATAGCTGTTGTGTCGATCAGGGTGTAGCGGAAGCTCCTGCACTCACCTTCCCGCTTTATCAGACCGTCACGGTTCAAATGCCACAGGGAGGAATTGACCACCGAAGAGTCAAGCCCGGTACCGCGGCGGATATCCTGAAAGTTGCAGCCCGGATGCAGGCCGATGAAGTTGATAACGGTTTGTTTGCCAGAGTTCTTTTTCATCAAAATCCACCCCGCTTGGTTGGTTTTTCCTCTTTCTCGCGCCGGCGCTGACTGGCAGCTTCCTGATCGCAGTCATAAATCGCTCCGTGACGCTGCTCGCAATAGACAACACCTGTCTCACCATGCCGGTTAAGGCGCAGCAGAAGCTCTGTGTCGCTTTGGTTAGCGTTCTCGTCGTAGGCGCCTTCACGGTAGATGGCCAGCCAGTAGTCGCAATCCTGTTCGATCTGACCGGTGTCGCGTGAATCGCTTGGCAGTGGTCGCTTGTTGGTTCGTTTCTCCAGATCTCGGTTAAGCTGGGTCAGCAGCACGACAACGCAGTCCAGCTCCTTGGCGAGCATCTTCAGGCCTTTGGTGATTAGCCCATAGGCAAGGTCGTTTCGTTCAGCTTTATCAGCGGTCATCAGCGTCAGGTAATCGACCAGCACCATTCCAACCTTGCCGCGCTCACGTTTGATGCGCCTTGCTTCAGATGCGATGTGCGCCAGCCCGACTCCAGGCGTGTCGTCTATCAGCAGGTTATTGGTGTCTATCAGGGCACTCATCACGCCGGTAGCTTTCCGAAGGTCACCATCCCAGTCGCCGCGGTAACCAAAATCATCCTTGGTCATATCCGGATAGAACAGGTTCGGCGTCAGACGTCCCTGTTGAGCGGTGATTTTTTCAACCATTTGCCCTTCTGGCATTTCCAGGGAGAACATCAATGCGGGAGCGTTTTCCACGGTTGCGCAGTTAACAGCCAGTTGCGTGTACAGAGTGGTTTTCCCCATCTTTGGGCGCGCGCCGATGACAAACAGGCTTCCGCGTACAATTCGCTTCACACCAAGCAACTCATCGAGAGAACGGATCCCGGTAGACAGCCCGCGGGAACGACCGCCCGGTTTCATCCTTTCGTCAAATTCCGCCGACCAGTCATTCACAGCGTCATAAAACGTGCGAAGGCCTGTTCTTCTCCCGGTTTTGACGTGGTCGTTAATCTCATTAAACAGACCCTGGATAGCGTCGAATTTCTGATCTGCTGTCATACCGTTCCTGGCATAGAGCAATTCGATCGCCTTAGTGGTTTTCTCGATGCCGTACCGTTCCATTGCTGTCTCACGGACACGCATTGCATAGGCCACAATATTCGCCGCGCTTGGGGTGTTTTTTGATAACTCAGCAAGGTACGCAAAACCCCCGACAGATTCGGTCAGTGACTTGCTTTCCAGTGCGTCAAACAGCGTCAGGAGGTCTACCGGCTTCTGATCTCGGTACATCTGCCGCATTTCAGCGAAAATTACCTGATGCGCGCGCGAGTAGAACGATTCCGGCTTGAGGACAGAAAGAACCTTCTGGGTGCGTTCACTGCTGTCATCGTCAAGGAGTAGCCCTCCAAGAACGCTTTGCTCTGCTTCGATACTGCTCGGAAGGGTGAGAAATTCAGAGGTCATCGCAGGCCCCCTCGCGTGTTTTAGCGTAAACATCGACGTTCAGGAAGTATTCGAGCGACTTGCGGCGCCACGTCTTCCCAGTGCGCTGATCAGGTCGATTCTCCAGCATCCAGCGGCAGTTACTGGCGATGTAGCTGAGATAGGATTCCCAGTCGCTCAGGGTGAACTTATGGCCATCCAGTTGCTGGGTGACTTTACCGGCCTTCTGCCAGAAGGTGCGGATCAGATTACGGCGCTTGTCAGTAAGTATCCGGATGCTCTGTGCTTCAGGAAGTATTTGGTGATAAACATCGACAATCTGCTCACAACTGAGAACCGGTTTTTTCTGTGATTGTTTTTCTGCTGCTGATGCACTCTCTCTTACGTTAGTAAGAGAGTTATTTAATATATTGTTATCTGTGGACACTGGCTGGACATCTGCTGGACACAACCCGTCTGTATGCATTGATATAACTGCGTTTGGGCTGGACACTGGCTGGACATCTGCTGGACAAAAATTTGACTGATATTCGTCATATTTGACCACTTTTAGAACAGTAAAACGGTTGTTCGATTTGGTGGTGATCATCCCCAGGTTCTGGAATTTACGGAGCAGTGATTTAACACGATCAGCAGTCAAACCCGTTTCCATCGCTAGTGTGTTTCGCCCTGTGATGAACTCGCCACGTTCACAGATCACATCTCCGACATCAGTCGATACCAGTGTCTGTTCGTGGTTAGCTCGCAGGAGAAGATGAACCCACAAATGCGCCGCCTCTGCATCCTTATAGAACGGCACATCCATAATTTTACGGTGCAGCAAGGCAAACCCCTTACCGCCTTGTGTACGCGGTTGATGGAGCCTTCTGGCCTCTCTGGCTTCGGCTAAATTGGATACGTTACCCACGGCCTCTCTCCTTGCGTTTCAGTTCTTCCAGGATGGCGCGCATCTTCTCTGCAACAATCGGATTAACCGTGCGGATGAAGCGATCGCGGGTTATGTTTTTATGTACAGCGGTATGGTAATAGCGTGAATTTTTTGCCATTATTCCTCCTGCAACTACTGTCGTTTTTGCAATTGAAAGCCGTTGGTGTTCCAGCACCGCGGCTTTCGCCATTTCTGAAGTCTTCACATAACCCCCAGCATCGATGTCACCATCGTCATCAGTGGGCCTACCTGCTCCGGCATGAGGCGAAACAGCGAAGCGATACCCTCGCTTACCTCCTTCAGTTTCTGATGCTCAGGTGCGTTAAGAAGCACTGCCTGCTTGGCCTCAGCACACTCTTTCATTGCCGAAGCTATCAGCGACATGGTGTCGTTCTGCGGCGCCAGCTTGGTGCGGAATTCCAGAGGTAATACAGCCATGATTGCTGGAGTCAGCTGGCGAACGTTCTCGCGGTACTGATCCGAATCAAACCGGTTATCGAGGAAGCGAAAGAGTTTCTGCCGGGCCCGGCTAATGTCGTCCGGAAAGCTGATTGAATCGCCGCCCTGCTCCCGGTACTCGTTGATAATCAGAGCTGATACCACGTCCTGATTGTCGATAGCCGACGCCCAGGTTCTTACTGCATCTCGAATCAGCTCATGATCGTGATCCTGCTTTGATTGAGCGCGATTTATCATCGCGGCCGGAACGAATCCGGTATTGTGTTGATACGTAAGTGATTGCATTTGTATTCCCTTAGTTAAATAGTTTCCAAATGGCTGATAATTCAGCCGTTAGATTTGATTTCCTGATTGTTAAAGAGCGTTGAGCTTTAACGCGGCTCAGGCGGCTGTATTACTAGCGCCAAGCAGTTGTGCAAGATCAGGACGGATATCTGCTGGTTTTAGTTTTCCGTTGGTAGCAGAGACAATTTTCATTACGTAGCGAGCGTCGATGCCACCGCCATGCAACCAGCGCCATACCGTCGGCTGCGCTACTCCGCACAAGTCGGCTAACTTTTTTTGGCTACCAGCAATATCAATCGCGCGCTGGATGGTTTTGTTCGTCATATTCCAATTCCTATGAGTATTGGTGTGAATTGATAATAGCAATGCGTATTGATTATGGCAATAGCTAAACGTGTTTTGACCACCAATACGCAAGCGTATAAATTTAATGTCATGAAAAAAGAAACTCTTGCAGAGCGCCTTAACCTGGCGATGGAACTATCTGGTATGTCTCAGGGCGCCTTGGCGAAGGCGTCTGGAGTGGCTCAGCCAACGATCTGGAGGTTAACTAGTGGGAATGCCCGTGGCTCAACAAAAATAGTTGAGATAGCAAAGGCTCTCGGAGTGAGAACAGATTGGCTTTCCACTGGGTCTGGGCCAATGCGTGATGATGGGCAAGAACCTGTATCTGCCCTACCACAGCAGAACACTTCCCCTGCAGATGTCTTCAGGGTCGAGGTACTTGACCTAACTGTAAGTGCGGGGCCTGGCTCATTTATGATATCCGAATTCGTCGAGGTCCTTCACGCCATTGAATTCACCACTGAACATGCTCGCTCTCTGTTTGGTAACCGCTCACAAGCAGATGTGAAAGTAATGACTGTTGACGGCGATAGTATGTGCCCAACAATCCAATCAGGCGATCGTCTGTTCTTTGACGTTTCAGTAAGAAGTTTCAAGGTTGATGGAGTTTACGCTTTCGTATATGGGCAGCATTTTCACGTCAAGCGGCTTCAGATGCAGGGCTTGCAGTTAGCTGTACTATCAGATAACCCAGCGTATAAGGATTGGTATGTGACTGAGGAGAACCAGGACCAGCTTTACATCATGGGGAAAGCACTCATTCACGAATCAATTGCTTACAACAAGCTATAACTATAAAAGGATGGAGACACCCCTACAAACGCAGAGGAAGCATGTCTGACTTGGTTATCCCCATACTGATTACTTTGCTGATTATCGGGTTGGTTGGCATCGTGCTCAGGCTGGATAAGGTTTTCTTCAAGCGGAAGGATGAGCGGGATGACTTTGATTGACGATGAGCATTGGGTTGATGAGACGTTTGGGTGATTTAACACAGCAATTGGGCACCACCATAATTAATAAGGATTTCAAATGGATAACTTGGATTTGGTTCTTTCAGGGCAGCAGATAGGATTGGCATTATATCCAGTAAAAGAAGCTGATATTGATGGCGTCCAGATGGGCGTAATGAATGATGGCTCACCCTTCTTAACATTGCGTGGATTAGCTAGACTTTGTGCTGTTGACCATGCCCCGCTTTTGAGATTCACATCTAACTGGGCTGAAGAAAGAAACAAGCCAAGAGGCCAGATCGTAGATGAACTTCTTAAAAAGCAGGGATTAAATCTCCAGAGTCTGTATACAAAGGGCATCATTCAAGGAACAGAATCAAATATCTTTCCTGACTCAGTATGCATGGCCATCCTTGAATACTACGCCTTTGAAGCAAATCATGCTGGCAGAGAAACAGCCCAAGATAATTTCCGACGCCTTGCTGGCTCTCAATTAAGACGATTTATTTATCTCAGCGTCGGTATTGATCCTGACAACCCGCAGCGAGGGGCGCTGGAGTGCTTCCATGAACGGCTCCTAATGAATGACCAGATCCCATTTGGGTACTTTTCAGTCTTTCGTGAAATGGCTGACCTTTCACTAAAAATGGTCAAAGGTAATTTTGATTTTGGTCCTTCAGCAATTCCTGATATCAGCGTCGGAACTATGTGGTCGAAATTCTGGGTCGCGAATGAATTAGACAGCAAATATGGACCGCGCACCAAATCGCCTCATGTTTATCCCGATTGGTTCCCTCAGCATCGAGCTGGTCCAGTGGAAGCTTGGATTTATCCTGATGATGCCTTGGGTATGTTTAGAAGGTGGATGCAAAATGACTATATACCAAACAGACTGGGCGATTATTTAGCTAAAAAGTCAGCTGACGGGGCACTTTCTGCCGTTGATGCATTGCGAATTGTTGAAGCAGTTAAGAAACCAGAGTTACCAAAGCCACATTGATTTATCACCCCGGCCACAGAGCCGGGTTTTTATTGCCCTACTTCCTTTCCGCACCATCTCTGCTGCGTCACGCAGCAACCCCTTGCGCATGACATTCCCTACAGCCTTACGCTTTCCCTCCAGAAATACGACAATGTTCTCTTTGTTGATCTCAATGCCATTATAAATCAACTCGAATACTACGCACCCCACCTCTCCAGCCATGAAGGCCATCCGGTCATCTGCAAGTTCATCTCGTTCCATGCCCATCCCCTCGTGATGTTTTTTTGAGCATACCACGCATCTTTTACAAAAATAAATTCCTTTCGCTATCAACCATTTAATTGCAATTGCTATTAAATAATATCAATACGTATTGCTATCAATAATACTCATAGCTATTATCAACCCATCGAAACGAAACATCGATGCGGCCACCAGAGTTAAGCCGCGGCGGACAGTAAGTCGCCTGCTTTTTAACAACATGCAAAGTCGAAACAGCACTCGGTAATCCTGTTTAGACCCCAACGCAAATGTGCGGCGTAGCACCGGGCGCGATCCGGTCGGTGTGAGGCTACCCCCTCGCGAGAGCGATAAAGGTGTGGGAACGGGAAGCACGGACGGGATGAGAGGTGCGAAGCGCAAATAGATTTATTCCAGTCCATTCGAAGTTGAGTGGGCTGGGCTGAATTAAGCACTTCTCCCGCATCAGCGGGTAACGACAGAGGGTAAGGCAATGAAAAGTGCATATCCAATGAAAAAGATTGGTCAGGTTTACGAATGCCCACTCGATGGCACTCTTCTTGAGGTCACTTACGCATGGAAAGATGGCAGCTCAATGATGAGGCACTTAAATGGAAGTCGATCTGGTATGGAAGACTGCATTAACGGTCAAAGCATATTCATTTTGGTGAAAGATGTCGAATAGGTCGCTTAGGCGGCCTTTTTTATGGGTGCATACAGAGGGTTAGTGTATGGATGAATACTTCGTGCATGGCGCGATTGAGCGCGATGGTGAAGTTGAGCGAGTTAGTGATGAAGAAGCGAAGTTCTGGACGGTTTGCAAGCGCATTGGCGAGTTGAGCTATGCGGTGTTCGACTGCTGCACAAGAACTGATGCAGAGGCGGCGTCGAATCTCCTCAACAAGTTGAAAGCAGCATCTGAATGACCCGCCACGGCGGGTTTTTTCATACCTCAGTCGCTTCACCGAGGCGGCTTAGTTATGACAACCGGCGGCCATCCACCGCCAGAGATTAAGCGCAGAAGTCTTTCTTGTTCCGCTGGCCGGCGATAAGGCAACGAGGGTGATATGAATCACGATGAATTTGATGATGGTCGTTGCGGTATGTCTCGCCGGTGCTGGCGAAACCTGACCCGCATCTGCATTGGCTTGATAGCCATATACCTGCTGATTGCCTTATTTGTGATGGAGGTCTTCCATGATTAGTCAGCACTACGGTACCCAGACCGTTAACCGCGGCGCCGTTCAGCCAGGCATGCTGGTTAAGCATCGAGACGGCACCTGGACGGCATCAGCTCACAAGCGCGGGAAGCTATACCTTCACCGCGGCTGCGAACGTACCTACACCAAAGCCCTGCTCATCGAGATCTACCTCGATGGACGCGGAAACGGCTTAAGCAATTAAACATTATCCAATCTAAATCGTACGGGCGGCCTTTAAGGCGCCGGGATATCTACACCCTTTTCTAGGAGTTCATCATGCAAGCATTACCACGTTTAACCGCTGATCGCCTCGCTGTTCTTCCCGAAGGTACTCGGCTGAAAATGGGCGGCCATATCGTTAAATATGTTGGGCGAGGGTCATTTACCAACGCATCGGGTATCACTCAGAACATGGTTGATTACGTCGATTCTTGCGGCATCCCTGGTAGTTTCGAAGAAAAGATCTTCCTCTCAACAGCTACAGAGCACCTTAACGCAGTTCAATGCGAAAACTGCTTTGCGCTGCGTCTTCCGGAAGATTGTGTTGTTCGGACAATCACTAATTACATGACTACACGTCAGGCTCATTTCTGTGACGACAAAGGTTGCGCTCAGAAATATTTCATCAAGCACCCTGGGCGTCAGCCAAGCGGACGGAGAACCAAATGGTAATAAGCCAACAAGACGGAATGCTGGCGCTGGCCATGGTGATTATTGCCTATGGACTCCAGCCAGAAGATCTCGAAAACGCGGCCAGTCAACTGGCCGAGTATGACGCAGTAACCGACGCAAACACGGAGATGAATGATGTTGCGCGTAATTGATACCGAAACAACCAGTCTTGAAGGCAGCGTCCTAGAGATAGCCAGCGTAGATATTGTCGATGGTGTTATTTGCAACCCAATGAGCGACTTTGTAAAGCCTTCTGAAGAGATCAGCTTCGAGGCTATGGCTATCCACCACATCACAGAAGAAATGGTCGCTGACGCTCCACTGATTAGCGAAGTAATTGGCCGGTATCTTGGTGCAGATGCATATGTTGCCCACAACGCGAAATTCGACAAATCAAAACTTCCCCAAATTGACGCACCATGGATATGCACTTTAAAGCTTGCTCGTACCCAATATCCTGAATTTGAAAGCCACGGTAACCAGTACATGCGTTATCGACTTGGTTTGAAGCCATACCTCCCCGAGGGATTGTATGCGCACCGTGCACTTTATGACTGCTATGTCACCGCTGAGTTGCTCCTTTATATGGGACGGCTTGCCAAATGGACTATGGGAGAGATGCGAACCATCTCAAACAGCCCGTCACTGATGAAGGCGATCCGCTTTGGTAAGCACAAAGGTCTGACTTTCGAAGAAATAGCCAAATTGGACCCTGGCTATCTCCGCTGGCTATCCAGCAACAGCGATGACGAAGACATCCTGTTTACCATCAAGCACTGGTTGAAAGGAGCCTGATATGGGAACGCCTGTACTCATCCTGGGCGACAGCGGCGCCGGCAAGTCATACAGCCTGCGCAACTTCACGCCTGACGAAGTGATCCTGCTGCAATGCATCCCGAAGATGCTCCCGTACCGCGCTACCGGATGGAAGCTGAACGGGAAAGAGTTACCGGATGGCTCTGTTCAGCGCGGAAACATCATCCGTTTTGATGCCTGGGATGCGGTGCTGGACTCCATCAACCGCATGGTGCTTTCGAAGACAAGGCGCGTACTTGTTATCGACGATTTCCAGGTCGTCATGCAGCACGAAAACATGATGCGCGCATACCAGACCGGGTATCAGAAGTATACGGAAATGGCCGATCACGTGTGGCAAATCATCATGGCTGCCACCCGGCTTCCGGACGACTTTCGGGTTTACTTCTTGGCCCACACCGAAGAGTCGGACGGGAAAATCCGGATGAAAACCACCGGCAAAATGCTGAATGAAAAGCTTACGCCTGAGGGTTATTTCTCCATCGTTCTGAGGGCCATCAAGAAAGACGGGAAGCACGTTTTTTTGATTAAGGGTGACGACAACGACACCGCAAAAGCGCCGCCGGACCTATTCCCTGGACTAACTGAAATGGATAACGACCTGAAAGCCGTTGACGTCGCTATCACCGAATTTATGACCGAATTATAAGGAATCACCACCATGAACCAACCAATGTCTTTTGTATGGAACACCGAAGCTGCTTCTATGGCTAAGAAAGCAGGCGCTACTGGCGGAATTAGCGAAACTGGCGCTTATGAGGGATTTATCACCTCAGCCATTTATACCTTCGGTAAGGATGGCAGTCAGTCACAGGCGCTTGAGTTGAGCCTCGACAGTGACGGCGCCAAAGCCAACTATCTGCGCATCAACTACATCGGGAAAGATGGTCAGCAAACTTTCGGCATGGGGTTGATCTCTGCCCTTCTCTGGGCCGCCCAGGTAAAAAGCGCTCAGCCAGAACAGGTGCAAAACGAAAATGGTGTTGAGTGGCATTGCCCGGCGCTGGTAGGAAAGAAAGTTGGCCTATTCCTGCAGAAAGTCCTGTACACCAAAGGCGATGGAACTGACGGCTATAAATTCGAAGTCCGCCACGTTTTCCAGCCTGGTTCCCGTCGCACTTATGCCGAATACAGCGAAAACGAAGCGGCAACCGCTATCGCTGCCCTGGAGAAGTCGATGAAAGATAAAGACGATCGCGTCCAGGGCAATCCTCAGTTTTCCGGTGGCGGTCGCCAGCAGGCTGGCGCTAACCCTTATGCGCAAAACCCTAACGCAGTACCTCATTCCCGGTTGCAGCAAGCTGCCAGTCAGCATGCTCAGAACATCCAGAATCCGCCGGACTTCGACGACGACATTCCCTTTTGACGGCGGTCGAGCATGAAGCACGCTCAGGGTGATATCAGGGTTGGCGCGGTGCGCCTCCCCCCCTACTGAAACGCAGGGAATGAGAAGAGGCATGCAATGAACAAGCCATACTCCCTAATTTATGCAGACCCGCCCTGGTCATATGGCAACACCATTAGCAACGGTGCTGCTGTTGACCACTACTCCACAATGAAACTCATCGATATGAAACGGCTCCCTGTATGGGAGCTCGCAGCGGAAAACGCCGTGCTGGCGATGTGGTACACCGGCACCCATAACCAGGAGGCGATCGAGCTGGCCGAGGCCTGGGGCTTTACGGTACGCACGATGAAAGGCTTCACCTGGGTGAAGTTGAATCAGCTGGCCGAGCTGCGCATTACCAAGGCTCTGGCAGAGGGAGACGTCGCCGATTTTTACGACTTCCTCGACCTGCTGAATGCAGAGACGCGCATGAACGGTGGCAACCACACCCGCGCCAACACGGAAGACGTGCTGATTGCCACCCGCGGCGCCGGGCTGGAACGCAAGCATGCCGGCATTAAGCAGGTGGTCTACAGCCCGCTCGGCGCTCACAGCGAGAAACCGTGGGAAGTGCGCCACCGGCTTGAGCTGCTTTACGGTGCCGTGCCATGCATTGAGCTATTCAGCCGCAGCGCAGCGCCAGGCTGGAGCCACTGGGGAAACCAGTGCTCCACCGCTTCCGTTGAGCTGATCCCCGGCTGCGCCATCGACGTTGTGAAGACGGAGGCAGCATGACGCCAGCCGATGAAAACGCCATCCGCGCCGCCTGCCGCCGTTGTACGGAGGAAATCAAACAGGCCATGCGCAAGAAGCCAAAGCCTAACTGGGACGCAACGGTTAAGCCAATCATCAAGAAACACCACCAGCAAATTGCACCTCTGGGAGTTAGCCTCCTGGAGTTCGTCGTCAAAACTGGCCGCCTTAACGGGCGGTTTGGAGCAGAACAATGAGCAAATACAGAAAAGGCGCGGTATATCTCCGCAAAATGAAAGCCGGAGATAAATCGAATGACTTTCGCACTTATATGCGCATGGCGATGTTCAGTGACAAAAAAGCCTGGAAACACCCCGAGAAGATTAAACCTGTCGTGCTCGTTCAATATGGGATGAAGAATATCGTAAGCGTCTTCATGAATATGGATGACGCTACCGGTTGCCTGTTCAGTGGGGCGATTGAAAAGCGAGCGCGTAACTCCCGACACAATCCGCTCCGCGGTATGCGTTACACAAAAGGCGACCTGAAGAAAGCTTTTCGAAAGTGGGCATTCAAACACAACGCGGAACATGCCGCATGAAGGCACTAATCACCAGCTCTCCATCGCGGCCTTTTTTATTGCTGGCGTTCACCTTCAACCGAATTAACCGACAGTTCTGGGAGCGTTGACCATGGACATCATCGATACCGCAGCAGAGATTGAAGAGCTTCAACGTAACGCTGCCCTTTCCGCTCGCCGCATAAATCACAACGCCGTATCAGCTGAGTATTGTAGTGAATGCGGAGAGAATATCCCGGCGCCGCGGCGCGCTGCCGTTCCCGGCTGCCAGACATGCGCGGAATGCCAATCTGTTATCGAGCTGAAGAATAAGCAGAGGGGTATCTGATGCATATAACATTCAACATCCATTCGAAGGCAGATATCGAATCGGCCATATCCGCCCTTCGCCACTTCATCAGCGAGAAGAAGCCAGGTGATGGAACGAGTGATACCTGGGGGATTGGTATCACTGGCGGAACTTACTTTGCCGTGGGCGTTAAAACCAACGGCAACTACACAGTTAAACAGCAATGACGCAACTTATAGCCAGTTATGAGCTGGCTATTGGGTGCGAAAACACCGCCTCCATTATCCCTTTTACCCGGCTACGCGCCGGGTTCTTTTTGCCTGGAGAAAACCATGAGCGAAGTTATTCAACTAACTCCTAATAAGTGGGTTACTGAGAAAAAACTAATCGAGATTACTGGGTTAAGGCCTGGGACTATTGAGCGAGCGCGAACCAGTTCATGGTTTCTTGGTCGTGAGTACTTGCATATATCTCCCGATGGCGATCCAAATCCAAAAAGCCAGTGCATGTACAACACAGAGGCTATTAACCACTGGATAGAGAAGCAAGCGTCTAAACAGCCAGGTGCTCATTCGTGATGAACGAGGTATGCTTGACTGGCTCTTGGACGTCAGGAGGGAGTAATGGCTAAAACAGCTTACCCAACAGGCGTTGAAAACCATGGCGGATCACTTCGCATATGGTTCATCTATAAGGGATGCCGGGTCAGGGAAAGTCTCGGCGTTCCTGATACACCAAAAAACAGAAAGTTAGCCGGTGAGTTGAGGTCGTCAGTATGCTTCTCGATAAAAACGGGAAGCTTTAACTATGCTGAAAAGTTCCCATCTTCGCCAAACCTGAAGAAATTTGGTGCTGAAACAAAGGAAATTACTGTTTTCGAATTAGCCAATAAGTGGCTTGAGCTGAAGAAGATGGAGATTACCACCAATGCATTCGGCAGGTACAAGTCCATTGTTCGTAATATGATCCCGCGCATAGGTGAATCACGACTCGCATCATCGGTTACGAAAGAGGATTTGTTGTTTATCAGGAAGGAGTTGCTAACCGGATATCAACTACTCGGATATCGGAAAAAGAGTGTCGTCAAAGGCCGATCGGTGCCTACTGTAAACAGCTACATGACTGTATCTGCAATGATGTTCCAGTTCGCAGCGGATAGCGGATACATTCCAGCAAATCCTTTCGCCGGAATAAGTCCGCTGAAGAAATCGAAGGCCGAACCAGATCCACTAGCTCGGGATGAGTTCGTAAGGATGATAGAAGCCATGAAACATCAGCAGATAAAAAATATGTGGTCTCTGGCTGTTTATACTGGCGTTCGTCATGGTGAGTTAGTTTCCCTTGCGTGGGAGGATATAGACCTGAAGGCTGGGACAATGATCATCAGAAGGAACCTGACTTCTCAGAAGGAATTTACTCTTCCGAAAACAGAGGCTGGCACCGACAGAGTGATAAACCTGATTTCACCGGCTGTCGATATCCTGAAAAATCAGGCGGAGATGACCAGGTTAGGAAAGCAGTATCAGATTGAGGTGAAACTGAGGGAGTATGGGAGAAGCGAAATGCAACCATGCACTTTCGTATTCAACCCGCAGATAGTGACGCGCAATGGCCTGGCGGGGCATCATTACGCAGTCAGTTCTATCGGTCAGATGTGGGATACAGCGATAAGACGTTCTGGCATTCGCCACCGCAAAGCATATCAGTCCAGGCATACATATGCATGCTGGTCTTTAGCCGCGGGGGCTAACCCAAACTTCATCGCTAAACAAATGGGTCATGCAGATTCACAAATGGTTTATCGCGTGTACGGATCCTGGATGGCTGAAAACAACCAGGAACAGGTAACAATGTTGAACCAGAAATTATCTGATTTTGCCCCATCCATGCCCCACGCAATAGGATCAAACTGA